CAGTCAACGCACCATCACTCATCAACACTTGATTATTTAATAGACGAATTTCGTCCGTTTTTAATATACTTTCTGCCATATTACACTATTGTCCAAGTTGAACCAACTGGTATAACTACAGTTGCATTGTTTGCGATTGTTATTGGTCCAGCAGTCATTGCATTCTTACCTGCTGAGATTGTATAATCATCTGTGATTGTTGTATCATTTTCAAAAAACACTTGATTGTTTCCACCACCTTTTGCTATTGTATCAAACTTAAAACCACCATTACCATCTGCTGTAAGTATTGTACCATTTGCTGCAGTGTTAGCAGAAATTACATCAGTCAATCCAGCTAGATTAGTTACTACTGAATTAAAATAAAACGTGTCATTAGCACCAGCAGTTAATACAGTACCAAGTGTAGCACTAGCAGTATTTACATCATGTAAATCATTTAGCAATTGACTACCACCAAAAGGAACACCACCAACAGTCTGACCGTCATGTAAACGTATGATGCCAGTAACTTTACGATTCGGGCTATCATCACAAATCAATGTGATTTCACCATTCTCTCCCGTAAAGTTATTGTGTTCTGCTACAGTACCTTTGGAAAATTTTATAACTTCTGGCATTTATTTTATTCTATGTTAGAAAAATCAAATATTAATTCTAGTTTGTTGATATCAGCGACCAAAATTCCATCTTGAATTCTTTAAGTTTTTTTAATGATCTTATTTATTCTATATGCATCGGCAATAGAAACTTCATCATGATTTATAACTTTATTTACTGCTGTAAAAAAGTTTGTGTTTTCAAAAATTGTGTTTTCAATTTCAATTGTTCTGCCATATTGTTTTCTCCATTGATAATTATAATTACCTGGCGTTCGTTGCTGAGTATTTGAAGGGCATTTCCGCAAAGGCTGCGTAGAGGTAAGTATTTCCGGTTACATTCCCCATTTTGCTATTCGCATTATCGCAACGAATAAAAAACCCGTTGCTTAAAAAGTCGATTTGATTTTGACCACTACTAGTAGTGCTGGTAGTTTCAACAGCAGCAGAATCAGCTAATAAACAATGATCTATTGGATTAATCGGGCCTCTTTGATTATCAAACATAGCCCAATTACCACTCGAAGTTACATCTTTAATCAAAATGAAACTAGGCTTAAAATCTAATGAACGATAACCTTTATCTTGATGATTAGTACCAGTATACGAACCAAATGCGGAGTAGCCGGGAATACTTGTAAAACAATATGCTATGTACTCATCATCATCATGATGCGTAAATGTGTCTTTAGTTGTAAAAATATTAGAGTTAATTGTGCCGAATGCGTTTCTTGAGTTAATCGCTGCAGTTGTAAAAATTCCAGAATAATTAACACTGCTATGATAAATATCCCAGTTGTATGAAGTGTCTAAATTCTTGCAAATTATAAAATCTGGTGCAGCGCTAAGACCGTGCGGCACAGTAGCAGTAGAAACTGCTCCTCCCGAATCGTCTGGAGAAAGATACTTAATTATACTAAAACCCGCTTTTGTATTAATACTTGCTGATGCTGGAGTAATCGTATAGTTACTAGCGTTACCAAATACAGTTGCTTTATCTGACGTTGAACTAGTATATCCTACATCATTCTTCATATAGATGTTTGATCCACTTGGCGCACCACCGGCTTTCCAATTCCAACTGATATATTGACTAGCTGACCCAGCAGTACCGTCATTGACTTCCGCATTATGATTATCGTGTACTGTAAACCCACTGCTATTGACTGTTGATATTTTAGAATTACCACTATTGTTAGAAGTGTTATTCCTTTCGGCCCCCGAAAAATCTGATATTATCCACTTATCAAATCCTCTGACAGAATCAAAAAGATTATGCGAATTACCGTTATTTCGTCTTTTAATCCAAATTAAATCACTTTGGAAACCTACTGGCACAGCAAAATTACCCCCACCAGTGCTAACACCGTTATATTTTACACATTTAAAGTAGTCTTCCGGCAAATCATCCACTGCTGGATCTATAGCTAAGTTACTTTGAATATTTGATGTGCATAATGCTTTTGCACCCGTTGGTACTGAATGATAAAAGTCTCCTATACCACCAGAATCAGTAGCATTAGCTGATCCGCTAGTTTTATTTCCGCCAAAAGAACTGTCTTGACCGAAATTACAAATAATTCCTGCAGAAGTCGCTGAACTACCAAAGAAAGGTTTAGCACTATTTGGAATATTAGAACTATAATCATATCCGTTCACACCACTGGCTACTTGGGAAAGTGTTAAAGTGGGATGAGTTGTTCCTGTCGCATCATAAAATTGACCATTTTGAGCAAACCAAATTTTTTTATTATCTATATCCCAAAAAACAGAAATAATATCTCCGGTTGCAATTGAAGGCAGTGCATCTTTATTTTGGTAACTAGCATCATAATAGACATTTCCAACATTATTAACTGCCACTGCATCTTGAGAATATCCGCTTTCTTGAGTTTCTATCTTTTGAATTCCCATATAAATGTTTGTGTGGTCAGTTATGTAAACTTCCCAATACCATGTACCGGATGACGGAATTATTGTTGTTGAGTTGTTTGGCCCAGCATTTATTGTTGCGGCTAAATTGCCATTACTAAGTGTAGCAGATTCTGCATCTAAAACATTAAGCGTAGCAAAAGTATTCGTTGGTGAATCAGGAAAAACGTGATCTATAACTGCCATATTAATTTATCCTATTAAAAACCATTTGCTGTCCAATCATTTCCTCTACCAGAAATATCTTGTACAGTTGTGCCGCTAATTGTGCTTGGTGCAAATGTAAGGTGGAAACCATTTGTACCGTAATCTGTTAGTGCATTACCTGTTGGATTGTAAACTTTCGGCAACCAGATACCATTTATACTTTCACCGAATGATGTTGGGGTCAATGCTTGTCCGTCTATGAAATGGATGTTGGCGAGGTAGCCAATTATGTTATTGCTTCCTCCAAATCCACCTCCACCAATGAAACTGCCATAATTACCAGAGACAGACATCCCGTTTTCAGCAAATGCCACTGATGACGAAGTTGTGTTAGTTGTTGCTAAACTAACCAAACTGCCATTAATGTAAAAACTTTGTGAAGTGCTGTTTTTATGCACCAATATATGATACCACGCAGATGTATCTCTAAATACCGCACTGGATCTGTTAAGTAATGCAGAACTGCCACCCCACTGGACACTAAAAGTATCATCAGTATGAAAGTAGATATCAAAAGTATTTGAGTTCCCCGATTTGAATCCTCCGGTCATATAAAAGTTTGTTCCTAGAACTGATCTTTTAACCCAAAAAGACCAAGTCTTAATACTTGAATTGGTGCTGTTATCACTTGTGCTTTTACTTAAATAGCTGCTCCCATCAAACATCAAGGAATTTTCAATCACAGGTTTCACAATGATTGTGGGTTGTCTTGTTGTGGTTTTTTGTGTTGCACCCGGGTCACTACCAGTGCTTTGTGCATTTATAGTAACTGTATATTCTATTTCTGTATTTGCTGCAGGAACACTACCACTCAAATCACCAGTGTTTGCATCAATACTTAAACCGCTAGGTAAATTACTCCCACTATAAGTTACTATATCTCCTTCAGGGTCTGTTGCTGTAGGTAAATCTATATTGACATTTGTAATTGCTTGTGGTAAAATAGTAGCAATATTTGTGCTTGTAAGTGACCAAACAGGAGCTTCATCTACATATAATGCATTTAGTTTAGTAACACTTAAACCACTGGATTTTGTAACAATTAAATTGTAAGGTTCTTTTGCGGCATCAAAATCTGTGTTATCAAAGGTGATTCTAATTTGACCACTATTATCAAAAATAAATGCAGTTCTATTTACAGCGGTACTATCTACCGTACTCACAAATTGAGTTGTCATTCCTGTGGATTCAAAATTAGTGCCGACCACAGTAAATTGTGTTGTACCTGAAACAGTTTCTGTTGTGGCAGGAGAAATACTGGAAATTGTAGGTGGTTGATCTCCAAGTTTTCCCCAAGCTGTTGTTGTTTCATCATATAATTCATACTGGTCTAATTCTGTGTTATAACGAATCATTCCAGCAATAGGTGAACTAGGTCTTTGTGCTGTTGTACCTTTTGGAACTATAATTGCATCCGTTTTTCCACTTAAATCTATAGTGACATTTTCTAATTTTGCAAATCCATTTGTTTCTGATATAATTATATCATTTGTAGAAGAAACAATTGTAGAATCATTTGCTAAAAGAATAGTTTTACTACCTTCAGGTACGGCATATCCCAATCTTGTATCTACACTACCTAAATCAATAACTGTACGACAATCACGCAATTCTGTAATTTCTCCACCATCAATCAAATCTTGATTTAATATAGATAATGAATGTCCAAAGAAGAAACTACCATTTCCATCTGTTGTAAGCACTTGGTCTGATTCACCATCAGCTATGCCTAAATCTGTTAGTGTGCTTGCGCCTCCCGAAGCAGCATTAGCAAAAGAATAGTTTCCTAAACCGTCTGTAATTAATACTTGATTTGCACTACCATCAGTTATTCCCAAATCAGTAAGAGTGCTGGCACCAGTAAATGTGAGTGTTTTAGGATTAGCTACAGCATCTGTTGTAATTGTTATTCCAGAACCTATTAACTCTAATGTATCTAAACCAGTTGCTACTAAATCACTCTGACCAGAAACTTTCAATGTTTTGAAAGTTGAATTCATTTGAATCTTTACTGCACCTGCTCCTAAATCAACAACATCAAAACCACTATCACTATCAAATCTAAAATCATTTACATTTGTAACTGTTGATAGAATGGCATTTGTAGTATTAGTTTTGGATACTGCTATAGGGTCACTAGCTGCGGCAAAATAAAAAGAACCATTACCATATGTTGTCAATACTTGTGAATTAGTTCCATCTATAATATTTAAATCAGTAAGTAATGTTGGTTTATTGTCAAGTAATTGTATTGACGTATTTGATACCGCTCTACCTACAATACTATATTCTGTTTTGGATGTGGTTAGGCTTCCTGTTTTATCAACATAATAAATTTGATTTTCTGTGAGACTTGTTTGATTATCAGCAATGTCTCCAATTATGAATACAGAACCTTCCTGAGTAGCAGCAATTGAATCCTTTGCTATTCCAATATAATTATCTACGTTATCTTTATATTCGGTTCCAAACGTTGAATATACATTTATTCTACCAGGACCAGTAGCACCATTTTTAAATCCTATTAAAATTCTATTGTATGTGGTATCAACTACACTAAAAACTTCATATGTAGCACTGCTATTGAATATATCTGTAGCTTCAAATGTTATAGCTCCGTTTTCAATTATACCGGATTTTACTGTACCATAATTACTGTTTCCAAAATCATTGTATGAAATTGAAATTCTCTCATTTACATTATCATAACTCAAACCTATTGGTACGGAAGTTGCAGAATTGAAAACAACAGAACTTCCAAATGTTATTGAGTTGCCAGATATCTGTCCTATAGAATATGCACCATAGTTACTATTAGTATTATCACGGAAAGCAGCAACAACTATGCCATTTGAAGCATAAGTAAATTTTACAAAATCTGCTGTACCTGGAGAGGCAACGGCAGGTGAGCTTGTTGTTATTGTTGTTCCAGATACAGTTGCGATAACACATCTAGCGGATGATCCTATTAATGAATATCCGATAATTATTTTATTTGTATCATTATCTATACTTAAAGAAATCGTTTCTGTATTGGAAGCCTCAAAAACAGTTGTTTGTCCAAATGTAATTGAATTTCCATTAACAGTTACCGCCAGTACATTACCTGCTCTACCTGTAGGACTCGCACTATCTGAATATGCTATTATTATTTTACCAGAATTTGGGTCATATATTGTCGCATTATAATTTTCTGTACTACTATCAAATGTTATTGGAGATTGTAAATTTATAAGATTGTTACCAGAAATTTCAGCAATATATACATCACCTAAAAATGTAAAAACTGCTCTATTTTGAACGGGGTCTATCGCACCAGTCATCAAATTATATTGAGAAGTAATCTGAAGTGGTGTTCCAAATGTTATACTTCCGTCAGCATTAACCGTTCCAAGTACACCGTAGCAAGCAGAGGAACTTCCAACCGCATATGAAACAAGTACTTTGTTTAAAGTTTTATCATATTGAACATATATGTTGTCACTAGCATTACTATCAAATGTTGTAGTAGCACCAACACTGTTAGTTCTAACACTCGCTTCTGCTGTCTTTTCAATTTTACCATTATCTAATAAACTTACTAAATCTCCTGCTGTAATTGAACTATTTGCTGTAAACTTAGTGTAACTATTTTCAATTAATGTAGAGACATCAGATTGTAATGCAAGGGAAGCATTATTGATTTTTAATGTGGAAGTGTTTGCGTCAAATTCAAGCTTACCATTGACTCCACCGAGAAATATTGTATTGGCATTTATTGTATTAGCATCTAGACTTTCAAGAACATTGAATGTATTTGCTTCAAAGTTTCCAGGAAGAACAACTCTACCATTATTAATTATATCTCCCTGAGGACCGTGAATCCTACCAGAAAGATATAATCCTGAATTGGCGTATCTTTGTTCTAATACATCAATTTTGAGTATGCTTGCCATTTATTTTTTATACTACGGTGAGTGTTCCATTGAGAGTGATTACACCATTCAGAGTAACGGGACCAACTAGCATTGCGTTCTCTCCTTCTGGTATTACTATATCACTATTTATCTCATCCGGTGTGGAGAACATTGGATGATATGCCTTTTCATTTTTGGCATTATGCATAGAACTTCTAAAGCCTGGTGAGATCACTTCAACCATTACAATATCATCTGTGTCTCTCTCCGGAACAATAATAGTTTTATTTACATAATCAATTGTAAAATCTACTTCAGATAATCTTAAACCATTTACATAAACATTGATACGTTCTGTTGGTGATATTGGATTATGTACTTGAAAGTTAGTTTGATATTTTGCTGCAGTGAAAGTTTCTTTGGCATATGTTGAACGTGATAGGTCTGTGATTTCACTTGTTCCATATAGGTCTATGACATCATTTGCTAATGGCGCATCTACAAAAGTAACAAATGTGCCTATATCATTTAATAAATAATCTTCGGTTTCTTTTAATTTTATACCATTTTGAAATACAAGTACTGCACCACCTTCATACTGAACACCAAATGCCGTTCTAACACCATCACCAGTGTATGAACGATGGTCTTGTATTTTTTCTTGTGTGGGTTGATTTCCTATGAATGGCATTAATCATTCCTCATGTTGTTGTATTGGTTCATCTGCCGGTTCTGGTTCATTGCCTTCTGCTAGCCATGCCAAGTATTCTTGGTAATAATTACAATCCTCAGATAAAGGAAAACTTACATTACCACCTACTATCATAATACTAATAGGTTTATTATTTGGTCCATTGATTAATTTATATTGCATTTACAACTCCGAAGTAAAACCTAGATAAGCATTTTGCCAATTTGAATCTTCAAACTCTAATTGATAGTAAGTACCACTTGTGACATTTGAATTTCTTACCCATCCAACTTTCACAGTTTGTTTAGTTGACCCGTCATTGTGTAGTCCATTAACACCTTCTCCTGCAGGGGGTAAATCAAAATGGCTAAGATTTGAATATTCTATTGCTATAGCACCTCGCATACTGACTGGAAGATACACATGAGCATTTCCCTGTGTAGAACTCCACGCTCTTCCAACACCAATTGCAGCATATTGTGATGCTGGTCTTATAAAATGTGCGTAGCGTTGACACAAACTTAACTCTAACCCATAAGGCCGATGCTCGAACGGTGTCGCAACTGTGCCTTCTTCAAGCTGGACTTGGGCAATGTCAAAGGTTCCAGATTGGTTGCCTAATGAATTAGTTCTAGAAGAATTTATGTTAGCACCTGCTTCAAACCAAAAATTTAAACCTAAGTAATCATTAGCATCTGTGCCAATGGTCTTTCCACTAATAGACGGAATAGAAACAGTAGTTGTAAATTTCTGCCACGAACTTGTTAGTGTGTGAGTTGTTGTCCCAATTGAAAGAACGGAAGGTGATGGAGAACCACCAGTTCCGAAATATTGAATAATTTCAGTTGCAATGTTTTTATTGGAACCTGTTGTTCTGGCCCAAAAGCTCAATTTTGCTGTTTGCCCTGCTAATGTTTTAACATCTTCTATATTTTGTAGGGTTAGACAAATATCACCATTCCCACCTGAACTTGTAAATACAGTCCTTAAATAATATTTAGGATTGTCTGGAACATCAGTTTGACCTAAAGCAAATACTCCTTGTGATGCTGTTTTAGATGATGGCCCAGAATGAGTGTTATTCCACCTATCTGCACTTCCATACCCACTACTTGTCTGACTTGTCCCACGTTGCCAAATGTCAAAATTACCATTGATAATCTTGTTCCGAAACATATAACTACTGCTAGGAACAACATTATTTGCAAGAGTAACTACTCCCCCACTTTCACTTATAACATTATTTCCAGTACTATCTACAACTGGCAGACCCGTAGAAAATTGTACATTGTTTGTTCCAAGAAAATTAGAATCAGATATTTCAACATTTCGTATACTTCCACCAGTAATATTCACATCACTTCTTTCTAACACTTGACTTGTTGGTATATTATAACCAATGATTTCTACATTATCCGCTGGATTAATTGTTAATGTGCTTGTAGAAATTCTTACATCAGTACCATTATTAGCAGTATAGTCTGTATGACTTATATTATTACCTGCTACAAAAACAGATATATTACCCGGTGAATAGTTCACATAGAATGTATAGTATCCAGGATTTGTAACAGTATCTGCAGATGAACCAAGAAATTGTTGATGGTCAACTGCTGACCTTGTGTTTATACTTTTTACTGCTGAACCAATGTACGGCATTTAAATCCTATATTTTAATTTGTTAAATATACTATCGAAAGTCCAAAATAATTATTGGAAGAATTATTAAATACAAATATTTGAGTTGCTGAAACATTTGCAGTAAAAGAAGTGCCACTATTCATTTCTAAAATCTCAATTAGATCTGAGCCGCCAGAAATAACACAACCAGGATTTACAATGCCAGAGCCAAGCATTCTTACATAAAAATTTCCTGCAAATTTTGCACCGTTGAATGAACCACCATCAGATGTAAATGGAAGGCCGCCTACTCTAACATTACCACTAGAAGTGTAATTAAAAGCTCCACTAGCAAAAAATGTTACATATACATTTTTTCCTGTTTTTACATAATTGGCATACTGAACACTAAATGGTATAGTACCATTAGCATCATATATATTTGGAACCCAAGTACCCTCCTCATAATCATTCAGAAGATTTGAACTAGGATTTCCACTTGTGGCATACGCATCAAAATTAATTCCTGAACCACTAGCCAAATAGATATCACTTGTCAATGGTGAAGAGGATGTACCTAATTTTATGGGTAAACCACTTGCAGTAACACCATCATGAATTCTTATTTCACCAGTTGGTACTCTATCGTTTGTTGTATCTGTGATTAAAGAGATTTCACCTTTTCTACCAGTATAAGTAGAATGTTCGGCAAGTGTACCTCTAATATGTTGTATACTATTATTTGACATGTAATTATATTAAATGAATTTTACTATTTTATTATATATTTATCAAATGTAATAGTAAAATAAAATCGCAAAGATCGCTGGTAAAGTTAATAAAGAAATAAGCATAACTAGAAAATGAAAACTGAACAACTCTTCTTTGGTGAACAAACTTTTGAACAATGAATAATCTTGTTTAAGTTTGTCCTTGAGATAGGTCATGGGTTAACCTATTAGAAATCCACTAAATGTACTGTGACCGCTTCCATAATAATATAAGCTTCCTGATTGTGAAGCAGCATACACACTATCACCCAATTGTAAATAAATTAAACTGGAAGTAGAATTACTAGCATTACCTGAACCTCCACATATACCATGTTGACATTGATTGTAAGTACTACTATCATTAACATAAAACATCGGTCTACTACTACTAGTATTTTCTTTTATAGAAGAAAATGCAAAAAAATATAATCCTTGTTTTGGTGCTGTAAATTTATAAGTTGTTGTATCATAACAACCGCCCTGATTATAATTAACATTGTTACCAGGAAAAGGTACACCGGCATTTACTGTTAAGTAATTAGAATTACCACTAGCAAAAGCTACAAATCCAGGTACATTAGGCTTACTTTCCAATCCAGCAGAACTCATTCCCCATAACTTGTTCGCAGCATTGTATACAGTAAACTCATCATCAGTTGTTGCTTTCAAACTGAATGTCTGAGTTGGTCCTTTGATTTTGATTTCTTGATTGCTATCTGAAAATTCTATACCTGTAGAACCAAATATTTTAACTGACACTTGTTTCTCCTGGTGGTGTTGGCCATTCTACATTGATTAGATTGCCATTATCATCTAGTGCAGGTGTTTGTGTTTCTGGTAAGTCTCGGAGTGCTTGTCGGTATGCTCTCCATTCATCTGTCATTACAACATCTGAATTTGCCATCCAGTCTGATTGTTGGAGGATTCGGTTGCGTTCTATTCTTAATAGGCGTAGTGGTTCTGCTGCTTCTAGTTCTGCTATTTTTGCTTGGATTTGCTCTTCAGTAGGTAATTGTTGATTGTACAATGCTGTAACATTCCCATCTGAATCAATAGCGACTGGGCCACAACCTAATTCATTAATTGCTATTAGTTTATTCATCCTGCAATCTCTGTTAATTTATAAACTGCTGTTGAAGATCCAGTCCAAAAGTTAGTGGCAAATTGTTGTCCTTGATTTACATTTAAATGAGTATTTATATAAATATTTGTAGAGTAAGAATTTATAACCCACAAATAATAAGTTTTCGGTGTAACAGAAATAATGTTTGAATCACAGGTTATAAAACTTACATGATCTCCGTGCCGAGATCCGTTAATATAAGGTGGAGCGCCTCTAGAAAAATTTGTAATTGTACTACCCTCAACTCCTATTTTATTACCCGATAATGTTGTAGATGATGCCCCCCAAGTAAAGCCATATCCAGTGTCATTTTGTATATCAATTTGCAGACTTGCTTCAATTAAGACAACTGAGTTTGTACTAGACAAATTGTTATCAAATGTAATACTAACTCCAGTGTATGTGTCTCCTTGACTGCCAAATCCACCTCTAGCAGTAGAATCTTTAATCACCTTTGTCTGAATCACATGCCCAGCAGGAAACGTGACATTTGCGCCTAACGCACCATCACTCATGATTACATTATCATTCAAATCTCTTAGTTCTTTTATTCTTAAAGCACTTGGCATCTATCAATTCTCCGGTGGTGTAGGCCAATTTACGTTAGTTAAATTTCCAAACTCATCTAGTTGTGGTTCACTATTTACAGGCAAGTCTCTGAGTGCTTGGCAATACTCATACCATGCTTGACTTGGTGTTAGGTCTGAACGAAAACGCCAATCTGTTTCTTGTAGCAATCGGTTGCGTTCTATTCTTAATAGGCGTAGTGGTTCGGCTGCTTCTAATTCTGCAATCTTTGCTTGGATTTCTGCTTCGGTTGGTTGAGGCCGAGAATCATGCCATTCAACTATTTTAGTTTCACTAAGAGAAACAACAGCATTGGGTGTAAAAAAATTAATTGCTTCAATTAAAAAATTCATTGTTGTACCTCAAAAGCGAAAAAGTTATTTATAGCTTGAGGTCGTACTTTAAAATAATAATTTGAACTAGCTGTTTGATAAGTAAGTTTATATCTATGACTAGCACCTGTAGGAGTATCAAATGCTGTTAAAGTTAACATACCTTGATGCTGAATGTTAGTTCCTGCCTGTTGGTTAACCCCAAGTATATCATTCGCAGTTTGATTAATTACTAAATCATTAGTGGGATCTCCATTGCTATCAACAGTCAATGAATCTCGACAAATACCAAATGATCCAAAAATTGCATCCACCCCAGAACCATATATGCTATAAGAAAAAGTAAACATCAAAAATATCTTGTTCCCAGATGTAATATTTGATGCATCAACATAAAACTCTTCTGTACTAGAACCACTTATAGTCCCATCACTTTTAACAGTTATTGCTGTTGTGCCATTATAATTGACAGAGTTTTCAATTTGATATGTTCTATGAAATGTTTGAATAATATGCCCAGCAGGAAACGTAACATTCCCACTCAACACACCATCACTCATCAACACTGTATCGTTTAGTCTTCTAATCTCATCAGTCTTTATTATACTCGTTGCCATTTATACCACCGTCCAAGTTGAGCCATCAGGCACTGTTATAACTACACCATTTGCTACTGTGATTGGTCCAGCAGACAACGCATTAGTATTCAATGGAATAGAATAGGATGTTGTGAGTGTCGTATCGTTTTGCCAGAACACTCTATCATTTCCTCCACCAGTTGCTCCAATCTTTGTAGCATCTGTCAGGCTTGTTCTACTGTAGACAACCACGATGTCATTTTCATTAGGTGCATCTGTCAATGTCACTGTCTGACCAGAGATTGAATAGTCCGCAGTGTTCAAACGTATACCATTTAGATAGACATCTGTATGACTTGGAACAATACGTCCGCTTGTTGTGAACGATGTTTCAAGTGCTGCAGTCACTGTGAATTCTTGTCTTGCCTCTGTGATTTGTGGACCAGTGATGTAGTTGTTCTTGCTAATCACAGCAACCAAATCACCACTCACCGCAGCATCTGTCAATGTGATTGTCTTTGTGCTTCCTGTCACCGTGAAATCATCTATGGAAAGCTTGATTCCATTGACAAACACATCTGTCAGACCATCCGTGATTTCGTTGAATGTGATGAAATCTGTTTGTGTGTTTGCTGTAACTGTGAATTCTTCTCTTGCTTCTGATGCAACTGAGTACTCTGAAACATCAACACCTTTCTTCATGATGACCGTGATTACGTCATTTAGATTCAAACTAAACAACATGGTCATCACTCTACCATTGAATGAATAGTCCTCTTGAGACAACAACAAACCATTGTAGTAGACGTTTGTGTATTCTGGTAGCGGGTCAGAGGATAGAGTGTATGCAGTAACTGCGGTGTTGGTGACTAGAATCTCTTGTTTGATTTCACTAATCTTCACACCTTGTGTGATTTCGGTGCGATATTCAAAACTGATTAGATCATCTTTGTTGGCGGCTGCATTGAGTGTGACTGTTGCACCATCGGTAGCTACGAAATCATCTGCAGATAAACGTACACCATTGCGGTAAACTGTGATGTATCCGACAAGATATCCGTTGGTGTTGAAGACAGATTGCGTTGTTGCAGTTACAATCTGGTCTTCTTTGCTTTCAGATATTTGTAAAACTGGTGAGTTACCGATGTATGACATACTATTGTTAATTTAAATTGAGTAAAATTGTTTTACTATATTTATCATGTAACGGGTGGTTCCTCTTGCGGTGGTTCATCTGATGGTTCTGGTTCATTGCCTTCTGCTAACCAAGCTAGATACTCTTGATATTCTGTGTTCCCCGATGCAAATGGTACTGTCATTTTATTATCATTAACATCAGTAATAACTACTAATCTTTCAATAATCTCCCCAGATATTGGGGATATAGTATTCTGCAATCTTGCTGTTTTAATAATCATAATTCCGCTATAATCTGTAAATCGCCAACTGAAGTATTATAGTTTGACCTATATAGACTTAACTTTTGTTTAGTAATTAGTTGAATAGTATCGTACAAATGACTATAAGCAGTCGTTGGGACATCTCTTTTTTCAACTTTAAAAAAGACAATTGAATAATGATTACCAGAACCAGAGTCATCTCCACTATACATAGCCCCCTCAAATTTTTCATAATACCTCTGACACAACCCTAACTCCAACCCATAAGGACGATGCTCAAACGGAGTGGCAACGGAGCCTTCTTCAAGCTGGACTCCGGTGATGTATAATGTTGCTCCAGATGTTTCAATGAGTTTAACACTTGAAGATGTTCTTTTTATATTTCCAGATGACCAAACATTAGCAGACCCTTCGTAGTCAGAACCAGAACCAAGGTCAAAAGTGATATGTAATCCCTTACCATTGGTATTTGAATAAGTTGATCCAGTGTTAACATCACCAATAAAGGTTAAGGTTTTGTATTCCCAAGTATTTGAAGTGCTTATAGTATATTCTTTAGGAATGCCTGTTCCAATTGGAATTGCCCCATCTTGCAAACTTGCTGAAAATGTTGCTGGATAAGACAAGCCAGTAGATTTAACCCAAAATGAAAGAGTAACAAATTTAGCGTTCGTTGAACCAAACATTAAATCAGAAATATTGTATCCTTCAATTACATGATAAAAGATATTCAAATTACTTCCTGCCGGACTCGCACCCGTTCCAACTGTAAGTTTTACAGAATTACTAAACCCTACTCCACTAGGCACATCTGTTGATTGTTGTGCAGTATGTCCTGAACCAGATGCCGCATATGCTCTCCATCTATCAACAGGAAGATTATTTGCATTTGACAAAACCACACTACTTCCAGCATTTCTCTGGTCAATTTGCATATCCCCATTAATAATCTTATTCCGAAACATCATACTCTGGCTAGGTTTCAAATCGGCAATGGAAACCTCACCATTTGATACGCTTAAATCGTCTGCAAATTCTGCTATGTTTCTAGCTTTGGTCATGCTTGCGGTTCCTCTTGTTGTGGTTCATCTGGTGGTTCTGGTTCATTACCTTCGGCTAGCCAAGCAAGATATTCTTGGTAGTCAGTGTTTGCTGGGTCGAAGGGGATATAGGCATTGTCTTCAATTCTTATAATAAAATCAGGTATCCGAAGTTCACCCATTGGATCAATGTAATTTGCTTGTAATTTATATGTATAACTCATTTTTTATAACTCTGCTTCGGCAGTTGCATTAGTCCAACTAGCATATCCACCATTATAGTAACATGAAACAAAATCGGTATTTCGGTAATCAACAACAGAACCAGAGTTGTTGCCAGTACAAGTAGGTTGCGCTCTAAATGTTTCCTTAAATTGCCAAACCGCATAACTTGCACTGCCCTGTGTCCCGTACAAATTACCAGAAATCTTCTGGTAATACCTCTGACACAACCCTAGTTCTACCCCAATTGGACGATGCTCGAACGGAGTTGCGACTGTGCCTTCTTCAAGTTGGACTTGGGCAATGTCAAAGGTTCCAGATTGGTTGCCTAGTGAGTTGGTTCTGGAATTGTAAGTTGAACCTGCCTCAAACCAAAATATTATTTGAAAATAGTCATTACCATCTGTGCCAATAGTTTTTCCACTAATAGATGGAATGGAAATAGTGGTTGTAAATTTTTGCCAAGAAGGTGTTAGACTATATGTAGTGACCCCAATTGAATTAACTGAACTAGATGGAGATCCTCCAGTTCCAAACGTTTGCTCTGCCTCAGTTGCAATATTCTTATTAGAATCAGCTTTTGCCCAGAAACTTAATGTTGCTGTTTTCCCAGCTAATGTTCCAACTCCTTCAATTCTATGAAAAGCAACAACTAAATTTCCAGACCCATTTGCGCTTGTTACCACATGTCTTAGATAATATTTTGGATTGCCTGGAACCTCTGTTTGCCCAAGAGTAAAGGATTGTTGTGATGCTGTTTTGGAACTTCCAACGTTCCCTAAACGCCACCTGTCTACACTTCCATAATCATTACTCGTCTGACTTGTCCCACGTTGCCAAATATCAAAGTTTCCATTAATAATCTTATTCCGAAACATCATACTTTGGCTAGGTTTTAAATCATTAATAGTGACTTCACCATTACTAACTGATATATCGTCTGCAAGTGTGCCTAATCCTACTACTTTACTCATGCAGTCTCTCCCGGTTTTAGTGGCCATTCATCAAACATCAGCATATCATTTTCATCCAGTGTAGGAGCAGGCACTTCACCATTCGCAATACGTTGTGGTAATTCTCTCAACTCAAAACGATAGTCTTCCCATTCAGGTTGGTCTGCATATGGATAGTCTGTTGTCATGCGCCAATCTGTTGATGCTAGGAGTTGGTTGCGTTGAATTCGGAGTTGGCGTAGTGGTTCTGCGGCTCGGAGTTCTTGAATCTTTGCTTGGATTTCTTCTTCGGTTGGTTTTCTCTGATTTTCATCAAGCCAGTTCAGTGTTAATCCAAATAAAGTAAACTTTGCGTTGGGACTTATCGCATTTATAGCATTTCTTTTTTGTTTATGAGCAGTCATTATACTTGAATCTCCATTGCCATAATTTGACTTTTGATTCTGTCATCCCGAATTGAACAAGGAGTTACTACTGTTTTTGCGTAAATTGTAAAAGTATGACTGGTACTAGTAGAAGTGTAAAAAACTGACCCCACACTATTAACTAAAAATCGACCAGACCCAGCATCTGTCGTTTGTGTCAAGGCTACATCTCCTGATAAAGCTAAATCATCTGTTGAATCAACATAAATAGTTGAATGGATGTCTCCATCAACGTCAGCTAAAAATGAATAAATAATGTAGATAGAATTTCCAGTTGTGATGTCACTCAACGTAACGCTTGTGTCTGTTGCACCATAGCTTGATGACAGTGTTTTTTCAGTGTTAGTAGTTGAGTATCCTTGACTAAAATTAACAATATTCCCAGCAGGAAACGTAACCGTTGAGTCCAGCGTTGCGTTGCTAATCGTTCCTACAGCACTTATAATCTCTGTATCAGAACTATTCTTGAGAGTATGATTCAGTCTGACACCTTGTCCCAAATTTGCTTCTGCTATTTGGTCTACTTTAAGAATCCCTGTCATGTTATGCTGGTTCCTCTGGCCAAGTGATGTTTGTTAGATTACCAAATTCATCTAATTCTGGAAAACTGTTTGCAGGTAAATCTCTAAGTGCTTGTCGGTATGTTTTCCATGCTTCTTTGTCATTGAATGGGTAATCTTCAGTCATTCGCCAATCTGTTAATGCGAGGAGTTGGTTGCGTTGAATTCGGAGTTGGCGTAGTGGTTCAAGACTTTTTAACCTGTCTACTTCAGTCATCACTTCTTCTTTAGAAGGAATTGCAAGACCTTGACTTCTCCAAATTATTGAATCGTAACTATTATCCTCTACTATGAAGCTAGCATCTGGTTGTAAATTTTGAATTGCGATTGCCAAAAACATCAAATCCTTTTTATTTTTCAAATTCTTCAATAATTATTGTCGTAATTCCACTTGCTCTGTAGTCTTGGTCTGTTCCATTTTGCGCTCGATTGAACACTAAAATATCACCACCTTGAGTTCTTATCCAAAATTTGTATTTCATAGAATCTCCAGCACTATGAGTCGTATAATCAAAGTGTGAAAAACTAAACGGTTTTGCGTGATTTGCATCACGATGATATGGAAGCTTTCCAGTATCGGGATAACTGCCAAAAGATGCTATGTTATCATTATTATTTATATCTTTTATAAGATTATCAGAACCACTATTTACTTGAACGTATAATCTGTAACTTGCTGAATGATACTCATAATTAACCCCATACTGGGAACTCATTGTATATTTGAAACATGAATTGTTAGATTTTGCAGTAATAGTTGTATCAAAAGAATTAAAAAATCCTTCACCAACATTAGTATATTCTCCTCTAAAAGAGGATACCTGATAGTTTATAACCGCCCCAGCAGGAAACGGAAACGTCACGCTACTATCCATACTGACCAAGCCAGTTGCATCTGAATGTGTTGCGAGTGTTACGCCACCAACTTTAAGAGTTCCCGCCATTATCGTATATCCAAGTTGCCATCAACAGTTAAACTACCAGTAACAGAGACTTCACCAAATACAGTGAGTGCTGCATTTTCTTGTACGTTTATGATACCAGGTAGTGTTATTGGTCCAATAAGCAATGCATTAGTGTTTGCTTCAACTACATGATTATATCCAAAAGAACTATCATGTGTTAGGACACCAACGGATGCAAAGGTTGCTAAATCTTCTGCTGTACTCATATATTTTGGTTAAGAAAGTTTTATATTATATACAATATTTATGATGGTTCAACAGGCCAATTATCAAAAACTAATTGATAATTTTCATCTAATGTAGGAGCAGGTATAACACCAGTTTCTATTTGTTGAGGAAGTTGTCTTAGTTCCTCTCTATATGTTTTCCAAGCTTCTTGGTCATCATATGGATAATCAGTGTTGACTCTCCAATCAGATTGTGCTAATTTAGAATCTCTTTCCATTCTTAATAATTCCATTGCTGGAATTGGTTCTGGAGTTGGCTCTTCTTCTTTAACAGGAATTAATTCAACAATCCATTCGGCTCCATTGAATTTACATGTGTGTGTTTCTTGATTAAATTCTGGTGGCTCCACATCAGTGCATTGTCCTGGCATTAACCATACTCCAGGCTCCAATGGAGATTCTTGCCTTGGAACTTGATTTGCGTTATGTATATTATATGCTATCATTTTACCTTTAATATTTTATACAAAATTGAACAGAAGCATTATATGGATTTGTTTGATCGGAATATCTAGGATTACCATTTGTTCCATCGGGAGTTGGCTGCAATACTTCAGAATCGTAAAAAGCAACTGTTGGACCATTATCCGCTCTTCTACTTATTCTATAAGTTGCCGTTCCTGCATAAGTTCTAACTCTATGATAGTGTCCTTGAAATTGGTCTTCTTGGAAACTTCCAACAGCAACTGCGGTTTTATTTCTTGCGTTTATTGTCCCTGTTCCAGTACCTCTTAAAAAAGCACCTTGTAAATTCGGTAAATTAAATGTACTAGAACCATCACCTATACCCCATGCTGTGCTGATTGCTGTAAATAAATTAACGTATGTTGTTCTTGAAATTGCGGACCCGTCACAAATTAACCATCCTAATGGTGCTGTTTCGGCGGCATAATTTAATATTGTACCAATTGGTGCTGCACTTAACAAAGTACTAGATAAATCAGAACCTCCAATTTGAATATTTGCACCCATGTTAGTATTTGTTATTGATGAATCATCAATCGTTACTGTATTTATTATAATTTGGTCATTTACAACATCTAAATTGTTTATAAATCTTGAAAATATTTTAGCCTTACTAGCCATCTTACCTTTAAAATTTTATACAAAATTGAACAGAAGCATTATATGGATAAGTTTCTGAAGTGTGTCTGGGTGTTCCATTACTACCATATTGTACAATGTCATGGTTTGTAGTCATAGTTTGATTATAATTTGTACTTGTTGTAACTAAATTCATTCCACCACTATACCCCGTTTGCCAACCTTCACTTCTATACTGATGATGGTGTGATTGAAAATTATCTTCTTGGAGACTTCCAACAGCAACTGCGGTTTTATTTCTTGCGTTTATTGTCCCTGTTCCAGTACCTCTTAAAAAAGCACCTTGTAAATTCGGTAAATTAAATGTACTAGAACCATCACCTATACCCCACGTTGTTCCAACTACAGTGAACAAATCACTATAGATTGTTCTAGATATTGCAGAACCATCACAAACAATCCACCGATTTGTTGTTTTCCATTCAGTTGTTGTTGCCATTGAAAACGCACCAATCATTCCCACAAAAGCAGGTATTGGATTAGAACTTATTTCAGCAGCAACATCTGTTTCCGTAGGTGATAAATCAGCAACAGAACTTGTTCCGCGATGTGCTAGATAGTTTGATTTATTAATTAGTTTAGAAAAACTTCTTGCTCTGCTCATGTTTTTTAGAAAGTTATTGTTGGTAAAAGATCTTCAATTTTTTTTAAAGTAGCCTCTTCATTATATTTACCTTGTTCATCTAAAACAACATCAATGGTCAATGATTTTTCTCTATCATTTTCATCTATGACTAAGATTTCCATGTCATGTTTAAGTTCAATTTCAAAATCTTCTTTAGAAGTAATAGTATTTGTAGGCTCATCAAAATAAACTATTGTTGCTCCATTTGAAACTGGGCTCATATATTGTCTTGTGACTATAAATTCTTTAATCATATTTTACTCCTTTTTAACATGCATATACTATAAGTGAACGCCAACTTGAATACTGCCAATAATAATGATATCTATATCCATTATAGAGATTATAATCTTGAGTTAATCTTAAAATAAAATAGTATCTCCAAACATTATATGGTTGTGTAAATGAATTGCTACTATAGAAGGTTGCGCCTGAAATATTAGGTTGAAAAACTACGTTTTCATCTGCAACAAAGTTTGCAGTAGTTAAAGTAGGCGGTTCTGAACTCATTTGAACATACCAAAGTGTTCCACCACCTCCAGTACCATTTGGAAGATTTAATGATGTATAAACACCTTGACAATTTCCAATATGACTCCAATTCATGCCATTTGGATGCTCTACCCAGAAACGATATCCAGGACTAACATGTCTAATTGGGGTAACTCTCCAATTATCATACCAAGTTTTTTCGTCACCTTTTTCATCATGTGCATTCATTTGTCTAGTTACACCGAGAGTGTATGTTCTTGTTCCTGTAATTTCAACTTCTTTAAAACTGTTTCCATCCCAATTACTAATTGTTGTTCCTGTATCTCCAATGTCTGCAGCGGAAGTTGGGGTAGCACTATAAAAAACCTTATATTTATCCACAACAGAACTTGTGCCACCATTAGCAGGATCTGTCATTCCGTTCCAAGCATATACTTCTGCTGGAGTCCATGTCCAATTTGGATTAATTTCCACGGTCCTTGTTGGTCGGGCATAACTTATATAATCAGATTGAACATCTACATCATTGATAGTTATATTTGGATATATTGTACCCATAAAATATGATTTTGGAGGAGAATGATATTCATATGGTGTGGGATTGATATCATAATTTTGTGAGTTTGCAGTATTTGTAGCTTTTACCCAATAGTACAATTTAAAATCTGGGTCTTGCGTAGTGTTAAATTCTTTAGTTTGTCCAGATACCTGACTGTCATTTGGATTCAGAAATATCCAATTACCTTGAGTATTAGATGGTTGTGAATTTGCTGTTGTTGTTTGAATATAGTAATCTACTTCATTATATTCTTCTCCATCTGCAATAGTATTAAATTCTATATCTAATTTACTTGTACCAGTTGACCAAGTTCGGATTGCATTTGATATGATTAACGGTGTCTGCAAATCTGCTAAATTTTTTGCTCTTGGTTTTGGTAGACCTCTGAGGTCTGAAAATTTTATATTATTTGACGGTAGTGTAGCATCACGGTCGTGATCTTGCCAGCCTTGAAATGTACTTAACTTAGAATCGGATAAAGTAGGATGATTGGCTTTGTTTCTATATTCACTTATTATATCAGAAAATTTTATTGAGCCGTTTTCATTTACTGCCATTAGGGATTGCCATATGCTTCTATATCATCAGAAACTATTAATGCACCACTTGTGTTTAGATTTAATTTGTTTACATTGTTGTAAGTAAACAATAAGTTAGAAGAACCATCAGTTGTTATATCCCAGTTTCCAATATCTAATGACGCACCACCTCCTGTGTTTGCTTCTGGATGCTGTACTGTTGTAAAATAAAAATTACCCGAACCATCTGTAGTCAGAACTTGATTAGCATTTCCAGTTGAATTGACATCTGATAATTGAGATAGTGATGTTATAAAGTTTTCTGATACCGTTCTAAAATAAAAATTGCCTGATCCATCTGTAGTCAGAACTTGATTGGCAGTTGCAGTTGCTGAATTTATATCTGATAATTCACTTAAAGTTGTAGCAAAAACAATATTGGCATTTGTAGTATTCAATGAATCAATGAGTACTGAGTTTGTTTGTACAGTTAATTTGGATGCAAACTTGGATATTTCTCTTGCTTTACTCACGATTGCGGTTCCTCTTGTGAAGGTTCGTCAGCATCACTAATAGTAAGTTCGCCTTTTTCAACCATTTCCATTATTTCTATGTAATCCTTATTTCCAGAATGAAATGGTACAGACTTTTCTATACCGTCAATAGTTGCTAAAAATCTGATATTTTCACCATTACTAAATTTAATTTCAGCATTTGGATCAAAATTTATTTGAGCCATGTATTTTACATTTGTTATTGAACTCATAATTCCGCATCTGCAAAATAAGTTGTACTAAAATGGTGACTTGGGGCGCCCACACTAGCATTGCCATTTCTAACTGCGACATATTTATTTGTACCCCCTATTGTTGTCCAGCCACTATATGTGACTGCACTATTATTGTCTCTAATTGTTCCTGTTGTTCCATCATGTGTGACATAAGCAGTTGGGACTGCTCTCATTTCAACTTCAAAATTAACATCTGTAAAAGCAGATTGTCTGCCACCAGCATAAGCAAGCAATCCAGAAACTCTTCCAGTTGCATAATATCTTTTACACAACTTTAGCTCCACCCCAATCGAACGATGCTCAAATGGAGTGGCAACAGGTCCTTCTTCAAGCTGGACTCCAGTTAAATGCAACTCTGTTGCTGTAGTGTTTAATCCGAATGCTATACATAAATCACTTGCACCTGGAGATACATCAATTGTAAAAAGTACTGAGTATCTTGTCCAATTTGTTGTTAATGTAATACTACTTGGTGTAGGTGCTGAAACAGCAGTAAAAGTGCCTGTTGCAACTCCAAGACGAAAATAACTACTAAAATTTAAAGTTTCACCACCAGCTACTGACTTAGCATAAAAACTTAAAGTCCAAACAGAACCAACACCAAATTGTCCTGCTTGACCTGCAGCAGGCAATTCTACAGTTTGACGAATATCAATATTACTTCCTGATCCTTTAGTAAGTTTTAAATAATGGGAAAATCCTGTAGGTGTATTTCCTGTTATCTGTTGTGAAGTCATAGGATCGCTAGCTATAAACCATCTATCTACACCTTTGTATCCTGCACTCGCGGATGCAAATGGACCTACGCTTGCGCCAGCATTTCTTTGGTCAATCTGCATTCCACCGTTGATAATCTTGTTGCGGAACGTGTAATTATTTGTAGGAACCGCTGAATCACCCAGCACAACATTCCCTAGCGTAACAGTTCCCGCACCTTCTACACCTGTGTGACTTGCTATTATGTTTCCACCAACTTTAAGAGTTCCTGGCATTAATCTATCCTTCTGTTACACTTATTAGTGTTAATGGTTTTACTTCTCCGACGTTTGCTTCACCTGCACCTATAATTACTTCATTACTTGTTGCACAAGTAGCCGTATAATTAGTATTAAAATTTGTCCAAGGACCAGTTGCTGATGTCGCACTATACTGTAAGGTTAATGTGTTTCCACTTCTTTGCCATTTAAAATAATAGAATGTATTACTGGTGTCTCCTGTTATAGGAGCATAATATTGAGATAATATACTATATGCAGGAGAAGCAGGACTAAATCCAGATTGTCCTATTGCTCCCCAATAAGGTCCATTGCCTCCATCACCAGTGAAATCGTCTAAACTAGCACTATCTCTATATACCATACCCGCACCACGAAAATCTTGTTGCCAAGATGCAACTACTGTAAAATCTCCAGGAAATACTCTATTCAAAATCACACCTCCATATGAACTTGCAACTTGACCATTCCCCCACCACTTCTGACCATCAGGTGATATTATTCCATTATTAATATTACTATCTCTAGGATACATCCATTTATATCTGTATTGAACTGTTAACCATTGTGATTGTCCAACATACATCTCTACAGCATTTAATTCTGTATTGTAATAACTTGTTCCAATGGAAGGAGATACTGGTCTGTTTGATGTAGTACCGCTAGGTATTCCTACATCTCCGCTTAGACTTAATTTATCCGTATCATTACTATGACTTGCTAATGTCTTCCCACCCAATGTAATCGTTCCGCTCATTCAGGTTTCTCCGGCCATGTTACGTTTGTCAATTCTCCATTCTCATTCAATTGTGGTTCACTGTTTGCAGGTAAATCTCTCAATGCTTGGCAATAGTCAATCCATGCTTGAGATGGTGTTAGGTCTGAACGAAAACGCCAATCTGTTTCTTGTAGCAATCGATCACGTTCTATTCTTAGCAGGCGTAGTGGTTGCCTATCTTTAATTTCTTGTATTTTGTTATCTAATTCTTCTTGTGTAATTTTAACAGTTGATTCAGAATCATAAATTATTTTACTTGCAATTGGTGGTAATTCTGAATTATAAATCATGCCTTCTTGTGGTCTTAATTCCCCCAATGCTTTTGCTAGATAATTCATTGTGCTATCTCAAATAATGTCATAAAAGATGCTGTTCTTGGTGTGTAATCCATATTAGTACTGTCACTCGCACTATGATTCAAATATATACCATCATTATAACTTGCACCAAGAGTTGCTTTTATTTCATAAACAATTTCTATAGGTGTGGTAGGTATTGTTGGTGAATCTAAATAATTAAAACTCATTGAATTACAACCAAAACCATATGCAGGATTTGCATATCTAGAAAGAGTGGTACTACCAAACCTATTTCCTGCTACGTCACCTGCTGCTCCTGTGAGTTTAGTTCCATCTCTGTATATTGCAGTATGAATTGAACCTGCATCATGTCCTAAACTTATATTAACGCTCACCAAAATTTTTGATGAACTTAGAAATGGAGTAATTCCTTTACTAAACGGAATATTAAATGATGCAAAACTATCAGTAGATACTGAACTAATAGATGCAGTTCCAGTAAATACATGTTGTACTGTCTGAATAATATGCCCAGCAGGAAACGTAGCACTACCTAAATTAACATTACTCGCCAATACAGGCTCAGCCGCTCCAGTTTGTGTTACTAATACTTTATTATTAATTCTTATTTCAGGCATCTGTTCTTTCCGGCCAATGTTCAAACACTAACATACCATTGTCATTCAAAGTAGGTGCTGTTATTTCTCCAGCTTCTATTTGTTGTGGTAAGTTTCTAAGTGCTGTTCTATATGTTTTTAAACTATCTATATTTAATCCTTCTTCTAATCCTCTAGTAATTTCCCAATCTGTTTCTTGTAGTAATCGGTTGCGTTCTATTCTTAATAGGCGTAGTGGTTCGGCTGCTTCTAGTTCTGCTAATTTAGCATCTATTTCTGCTTGTGTTGGTTGAGCAACATTTGGGCTACACCAAATGAGATTACCATCGTCCCACATCCAATCTCCATCCGGAGATAATGCATAGATTGCTTGATTCCTAAAGTCGGTCATCCTGATATCTCCATAACAATAAGAGTGGATGTATACGCATCATCATACGCCGCACCATTTCTGCTTACATTTGTGTTAAACCAAGGCTTAACCCCAAAATAAACATAAGTAAGATAATAGGTTAATGTGCTATCAGTTGCAGGTTCATCTAGTATAGAATAGTAAGTTTGAGACGATTGATTATTATCTCCTGTCCATTCTTTGCCAGAATTCTGTGGTGTTCTACTACCACTAGAACCATAAATTGGTGATGTAGCATTACCACGATGCAATTTTAAACTTATGCCGGTACTTGTGTTACCAATATTAATTGCATATTGAACAAGAAATTTAGAAGCATTTGATGCTGGAGTAATTTCTACTTTAAATGCAGTATTGGTATGTGCAGTAGTTGTGAAAGTGTCAGTTGTAAAAAGCGTATGATTATCATTTACTGTATCTGGTCCTTGCCATTCTGTATTCCTAATTACACCTTTTACCTGTAGAACATGCCCAGCAGGAAACGTAGCACTACCTAAATCAACATTACTCGCCAGCACAGGATTGTTGCCGTCAGCTTGAGTTGCAAATGTGTAACCGTTTATTTTAAGTTCAGGCATGTTATGTTAAATCCTAAAAAGTATATCCTGTTACAACTATTGTGCCACCATAAGAAGTAATAGCATTATCATCGGGATGAAAATATATTCTAAAACCATCTATAGCATCTGTTAATTGTGATCTAAAACCAATAGTATAATGGTATGCATGTTGGTCTGAGGTATGACCATAAGTGGACATACCATATCCTGTATATCCCCTGGTTTTATTGGCCTCATTACAACCATTTAACCAAATATCAAAAAAAGAATTTTCTGTTGGGTCTGTTCCCATATTATTTGAAATAACAACAAAACCATCCCATACTTCTTGCCCATATCCCGCAGCATCTAATCTTTTATACCATTCACTCATTTGTAAACCAGTATCATCTTGTGTATTGTTGTTATAACGCATGTACATTCTAATATCACCAGTTGAGGCCGTTCCACCCCAAAATACATTATGTCCAATAACATGATACTTTTTATAACCAGATGGTAGATTTATGACAGTATCTTGTGCTGAAATTTCAGTTGTAGAAAGCCAAACTTCTGCTGGTTTATATCCTGCACCTGTATTGGAAACAGTATCAACACTTGCACCTATTTTAACATTGTCAATTTCAGGTACATTCGTTCCAGATTGAGATATAAATGGATAACCGTTTATGTTTATGTCAGGCATAGTTAACGATAGATTAATTTTCCTACGATGTCCGCACCACCTTTGAAGTCAATGTCTCCACCAATCACAATTAAATTTCCATTGACTGTGACTAAAGAATCAAATGTTACATCACCATAAAAAGCTACATTTGTACCCTCATCTATAGTTACTGCTTCGGGTATTGAATTTCTTTGAGCAATTGCACCATGCTCTGTGATGATTTCCATGTCTTTTGATTTTATCGGCAACTGTACTGTAGCAAAGTTGACCGCTCTTTTTGAACCTAAGTAACCACTCATAATTCTAGTATGCTGATTGTGGCATCTATGACATTGTTAGCCGATGCAGTGACTGTGATAATTTCATTTTGCTGAACAACCATTTTACCATCAAGTACTGAAAGTGTACTTCCAACTGGAATCGGTGCATTCTTCACAACATATGTTCCGTCAATATCTACATCTGCAGTTTCAGAACTACTACCTTTGTTTGCTAGAACTAAACCAATGATTAATGCAGTAATACCGGCGGGTGTTGTATGAACGATCACGCCAGCAGTATTTGCAGTTGCAGCTTTTCTTTTAAATGTAGCCATGTCTTAAATTATCCGAGAGCAATTGAATAAAGTATTGCATTAAGGTTTTCTTCATCAGCAAAATAGAATGCATTATTGCCATATGTTTTGAGAACTTGACCAGAAGTACCATCTGTTATATTTAGGTCTGTTAGTGATTTTGATGTAGTTTGTAATAGTTGTATAGATGTATCTGATACTGCTCTGCCAATTAAACCATAAGAAGTAGATGATGTAGTTAACAAACCACTTCCAGTTAAATAGTAATTTTGATTTACGGTAAGTCCAGTTTGATTGTCCGCAATATCACCTACTAAAAATACTTCAGATACTTGACCATTGTTTACAGAATCTTTGGCTATACCTATATAATTAGTCGCATTTGTTGTTGTTAGATCATATGATGTATATTCTGGATTATATGTCCAAACATTAGGTCTGGTAGTATTATCTAAACGTATACCTACAAATATTTTTTCAAAATTACTCGCATACACACCACCACCTAATCCAAAATAAGTTGAACCTGTAGAAACTATATCAGTAACACCTGAAATTGATAATCCATTAGGAGCAGAATCATCTATTTGAACTACGTTATAATATGGATAAGAACTATTATTTCCATCAGCACCACCAATTATAAATTTATTGCTGGCTTTATGATGAACAAAAATATTAGCAACGCCAGAAAACGGATTAGCAGTACTAACTCTTATAGCAGAACCAAAAGTTACAGAATTATTGGTAATTGTACCAATAAATACTGACTGGTAGTTACTGTCTGCAGTATTCTGACCAATATAAAGAAGTAGTTTTTCATTTACACTATCATATCGGCAAATAGGTGTGATTCCGGCTGCAGATTGTACAGTTACTGCCGACCCCCATGTTATAGTTCCATTAGCAAGTTCACCAATCATTATCGTTACATAATTAGAAGTATCATGATAGAGTAAAACATGCTTATTTAATTCGGGTATGTATAGAGCAGTTGAATATGCATTAGATGCCGTAGTTACTATAAATGTCACTGGTGAATCAAGTGTTATATTTGTACCAGAAACCGTACATACTGCATAGTACATATAAAAGGAATTATAATCTTGAAAGTATATCACCATTTTATTTGAATTAGTATCATATACTATTGAATTAAATCTTGACCTTGTTGTATAAAGTTCAAGAGGAGTTCCAAATGTGATGCTATTTCCACTTATATCTCCAACTACTGCATATATGTTGATTGCATCACTATTATTAATATAAGTTATAACTACTTTATTTTGGTCAGTATCAATTGCAACAACTGTGTTAGAAATATTGTCTGAGTTCCATGCTACAGGTGTACCCCAATTAAAACCAACTTCTCTTGTGGTTTCTCCGTTTGTGGTCGTATTTGAGGTTTCAGTCACTGTTCCTATACTTACTAATCCATTAAAAGGAGAAACTGAACTTCTTTGAGCAACAATGGCAGAACTTGTGTTTTCATCATAATCTACATCAAAAAATGTAGTACCAGTTGTAGTTGCTTCACTTAATGTTTGTGAAACTTCTGTATATTGTGCTATTATGGGATGTGCAATCTTTTCAATTTCTCCATTATCTATTCGTAATGCTACTGTATCTCCTGTTGTGATTGTACCATTAGCCGTGAATGAAGCTAGTGAAACACTTCCGCTTCCGCCTGCTGTATTAGCAAAATAGAAATTACCAGTTCCATCTGCAGTCAGAACTTGATTTGCAGTAGCAGTAGAATTTACATCAACTAAGTCAGAAAGAAATGTGCGTACACCTTGTATTCTAAATCCAGGTCTAAATGTGTCCACTGTAATAACATCATTAGCAAATAATGCTTCTGTAAATGTAATAGTATTTGCAGAATAATTAAATGTATAATCTTCTAAATTTAAACGAATACCATTATTATATACATTAATAAAATAAGAACTATTAATGTCTGTATCAAGTGTTATGACCGTTTGGTTTTCAATTGCTTGAAACACTTCTTCATTATAACTAGATTGAGAAAAATTAGATATTCCTGTTGATACACTATCAATCGTTCTGAAACCAGGACTGAATATATCAAATTCTATTACATCATTAGCTGATATACTTTGATTGAAAGTTACTTTATTATTTGCAACATCAATGGTAAATGATGTATCATGTAATCTAGCACCATTAAAAAAGACATTTAATCTTGTACTAGCATCAATATTTGAAGATAATATTACATTGGAAGTGTTTGATATATTTTCAAAAGCTTCTCTAGCATAACTTGTTTGTGTTAGATTTGAAACATCAAGAGTACCATCTACTATTCTAAATCCAGGTTTAATTAATTCTATAGCAACAGTATCATCTACTGCAAGAGCAGAATTAAATTCAAGTGTATTATTTGAATTATATATTGTATAATCAGTCTCTGTTAATCTTATTCCATTTACATATACATTTGTTCTAAAAGAATCATCTATATTTGTTGAAAGAATGAATGATGTTTGATTTGCGAGAGAGACAAATGTTTCTCTTGAATAACTTGATTGTGCTAAATTAGTAACTCCACTTGCACCGACTAAATCAATTACATCTCCACTTTCTGGAGCAATAACAAATGTTATATACTGACCAGTAGATGCAATATTATAGTCAATACCTTCAATAAGTTTTAAGCCGTTTTGAAATACACTAATATGATTGGATTCATAGCTAACGCCAAAAATAGTTTTTATGCCATCCCCCGTATATGTTTTACGGTCAGAAATGGTTTCTATGGATTGTAATTCTTTAGGTGACGGTGCTCCGATGAATGGCATTATTCAGGTTTCTCCGGCCAAATAACATCATCAAGTGATGTATATGTGTTAGTAATATCCCGTAAAGCTTGTCTATAGTTTAATTGCTCTTGTGTTGGAGTTCTATCTGGTAAAACCCACCAATCTGTTTTTCTTAACTTAGTTCCTCTTGCTAATCTCAAATCTCTTAATTTTTCTTCATCTGTATAAACATTTTCAATGAATTGTTCATTTTCATATTTCCATTTAGTAGTGCAATTATCTGGACAGTCTACCCATTTCATACTGGAATGAACTTCAAATGTGGAATCTGAAACTTGTACAATTTTATCTAAATGTATAAGCGCCTTTTTCATACGTATTCCTCTACAATAACAGCACCTTTGTATCCATCAGCACCTTCATTATTAGTGCTTACATGGGTGCCTGAACCACCACATCCCCATCCATTTGGATTAGACCTTGCACCCCAAACACTACCTCCTCTGCCTGTTCCACCCCAATAAGAAGCACCTCCAACTCCACTACTTTCTTCATTGCCACCGCCATCTATGTTGCCACATATTCCTGCATTACCATACAAATTGATATCTCCTCCAGTAGCAACACCACCATATCCACCAACTGCCCAAGTTTCTGGTTCTTCACCACCTGTGGCAGAGCAATACGAACCAAAAGATGATGTGCCTCCAGGACCTCCACCACCTCCTGAATTACCAATAGAACGTGTACCTCCAACTCCAACTGTGACAGATACGCTTGTTACTTGTCGTACATCAATCCATTTAATTGTAGTTCCCCCTGCTCCACCACCTCCTTGAGCATCATCTTGGTTGTGAGAACCACCGCCACCTCCTCCGCCAGTAACATAAACTTTTATATAATTTACACCAGCGGGCTTTGTCCATGTTGATGTACCAACAGTGTCAAATATTTGAACAGATCTAAAACCAACAACATTTCCATGTGCATTTTTTATATCATTACTTTCTACGGTGTCAATTTGAATAGAAGTTGAGCCATTTACTTTGCTGATAACTTCTGTTCCATCTATTGTCAAACTTGCGTTGGGCATATCATCCTGTTAGATTTAAATTACCATTTGGACCAATCACAATATCACCATCTACACTTAGATTGTTGATCACATTTAAAGTACCATTGACAGTGATGTTTGGTACACTTACAGGACCACTGAGAATTGCAGAATAGTTTTCAGCAACTTCAACATCATTGGTAAAAGTTTTTGTGTTAATACCAACTATAATTGATTTTTGTTTGGCGTTACTTTTTGACGGCATTAAACTGTATTAGCTGAATTGTTTGCTGTTGGTTCATCTTCTATATTTATCTCATAGCGATTCGGCCAATGTTCAAACACCAGCATTCCATTCTCATCCAGTGTAGGTGCTGGAATGTTTCCATTTGCTATTTCTTGTGGAAGGTCTCGGAGTGCATTACGATAGTCTATTAGATTTGAATCTGTAATGTTGCGTTCTGTATTGCGTTGAACTTCCCAATCAGATTGTTGAAGAATTTGGTTTCGTTCTATTCTTAATAGACGTAGTGGTTCGGCTGCTTGAAGTTCTGCTATCTTTGCTTGGATTTCTTCTTCAGTGGGTATGTTTACAAATCCATTTATAAATTTAATTTGAGATACAGGTCCATTGGATGGTCCGTTACAAATATTTTCAATACCTACTAAATCTATAACCACTTCAAAATATGTTTTCATCCTTGTATCTCCATAGCAAATAATGTTGCGATAGACTTATTGCCACTATTGCCTTGTCCTATACTTAAACTTGCATTATAAGCCTGAAAATATGGTCTTATTGAATAGTTACTACTTGTTGGATGTAATACTCTAACAGTCAAACTAGTATTATTTAAATTTGAACCAGAACTTGTCCATGAATGTTGATTAAAATACCAAGCAGATGAACCTAAAATTGATTCTGAACTAAAAGAATTTGTACTATAAACAAAACCACCTCCAAGTCCATTACTTGAACCGCTACAATATACGTCAGGAATAAACATTTGTAAAAATAAATAATTACTTGTATTAGGATTAATTATATCAATTTGTAGACCGCTCCAATTTGATGCGGTTGTTGTGATTGTAGCAGGAGACCCATTAAAATTATATTCATCATAAAAATGTCTTAACATATGTCCAGCAGGAAACGTAGCACTTGCCAATGCATTGTTCACATTAACATTATCCATCACAACATTACTTGTCATTATAGGCTCATCCGTGCCTGTCTGCGTTACTACTGTTTTTCCACCAATCGTAAGTGTTGCCATGTTTTATACCTTATCTGAAAATAGCAATATGTAAATGGTCTTGGTCAACGAAACCATAACTACTATAGTGGTATTGGTATGTTATTCCTACATAAGTTGTTTCAATACCCCCTGCCGTAGCATTGTAACCTCCGATTCCACCAACATTACCATAACTATTGGTTGAAGCAACATGCGAACCAGTTACACAATAATTAGTATCTGGCATTGGGGTTAAAAAATAAATTTTATACAAACCAACGCCAACCCTTACTACTTTACTTACGTTACCAGAAGCATATATATCACAATGAGATTCACTTTCTACAGTAACATATGACATGCCGTTAAAATGTACCCATGCTCTACAAGCAAATATAGGTAATGTTGTATTTGTTAAATCTGTTGTTGGTCCTTGAGATGCAGAAGTATCTAATGAACTAAATGATGTTTTAATATTTGCATTAGACATATCTGCATTAGACATATCTGCATTTGTCAAATTTACATTTGATGTTATTTCCGGATCAGCACTTCCAGATTGTGTAAACAGTGTTTTGTTTCCGAGTTGTAGAGTTGCCATTATGCTGCTATCTCCATTGCTGTGATTGTTGATACCCCACAAGGATTGCCACCACTAGCTCTTCTATTAACATATAAAATAGCATTTGAATCTGCAGCACCTACATTTATTTGATAAGTTATACTATCTATTGTAGATGGACTGTCTAAATAATTTTTAGAATTACCTCCCGCAAAAGGAATACTACTTCCAGAAGGATACATATTATGACCACCCATAACAAAAAATGTTGCACTACTATCTGTACCTACTCCAATTGCTGAACTAGTTCCTCCATTAATACTTCTATAAATTGACCAATAATAATTGTATCCTTCAAAGTTATTTAATCCCATAAAAATATCAGCAAATAACCATATTTTACTTGTATTAAACTTTGGAGTAATTGTAACAGATAATCCAGTTACAGCATATGGAGTAACACCTGAATTTCCATTTGAAACTCCAGAACCACCCCAATGGTCGGTTTTAGTAGTTGATTTAAGTTGTAACATACAACCAGCAGGCACACTTGCACCAAACTCTGGACGATTGTCTCCACTTTGTGTAATCACTTCATGACTGTTTAACTTTAGTATTGCCATTATACTGGTTCCTCTGGCCAAGTTACGTTTGTAAGCATTCCGTTTTCATCCAATTC